TATCTCGTAAAGCTCCTAGAGACTCGTTCTGGGTAAGATATCCTCCTACACCATCCAATCTCATAGGAAATGCAAGCCCAAGAATATTTCTTTTTCTTTGGACGTTCAGGTATTCCAGATCAAAGGTATTCATGCTAGCTACTCAATAAGATATTTTTGAAGAACCCTCTTTGAGAGTCGTAATTTATTTTTGTCTCTTCTATAGTTAGTGGTTTTGTGTAGATCTTAAAACTTCCAACAAAACCATCTAGACCACTTCTAGGTACAGATTTTCTATCGACGTCTGATCCTCCTCTACTTCCAGATAGAGGAGGGCTGTGCTGTCCTTTGATGAACTCAGAAGTTCCTATGGTTGTTGTAACGAGTGCCTGTCCAGGTAAAGTTTCTTGGTGTACGTGGTTCGTGTTGCTTCCTAGGAAACCTTGAGGTCTAAAAGTGGTTCCGTATATCTTTGGTATGTTATCGGAGTAGCCTCCTCCGATAATCCACGGGGTTAGAACCGGGAATGTTACTCTTTCTGGAGTAAGCCTTTCGTCATAAATACTCACTCCTAAGAATGATTCTACTGCGGGATCATTGAAAGTCGGAACAGCTTCCTTTTCTGGTCTATCCATGTAAACCGTAGTGGGTAGAGTTAGACCTCCAAAAGTTTCAGTATAAGAAGATGTCGCTAATAACTTACCATCTAAACATACTCTAACTTGATCCTTGTTTTTGTCGAAAGATATATTAAAATGCACGAATTGACCTGAGGCATCTGCTATACCAGACCCATCTGCTGTTGTATATCCACTAGGGATGTATACCCCCATTTGAGTTACATTCTGAGGAACAGGTGCTGCGTCGGTCGCGACGTTATTCCATTTTTCAGCGATACAGATACTATGACCCCAATTGCTGTTGGTTTGGTTTGAGGTTCTTTGGTTTTGTCCTATTGTTGGAGCTATGATAAACTCTAACCCGCTAGAACTATATCCTGTTGTATTTTCTGGGGATCCGCTATCTCTCCAACCAACTATCATACCGAGGGTTCTTCGTAGGTTTGTTTTACCTTCGACAAACGGATTTGCGTTCACAAAATCTGTTGTTACTGGTCCACTGTTTTCATTTGCAAACACAAGTCTGTATCTGTGGTGATCGGTCATGTCCGAATGTATGTTTGGGACATATGACCAGAAATCTATTGAGGCTCCATTTGAAGTATAGAACAGATTTTCTAAATCCTGTAAACCTCTATAGTATGTGTTATAAGTTTGGTATTCTTTTGTTGTGTTGGGAAGCCTTGCGTAAGAACCCTTTACGTTGTCCCAAGAAACATCAAATTTTGATCTTTCATCAAATATAGTTCCTCCAAAGAACGGTATCCCAACACCAGACGGAAAAACAAAGGATTTGTTATAACCGACTAACTTAGCGTCGAAACGAGGTGAACCTTCAGCTGCGTTGTTTAGAGCAAACAGTGTTCCTGATGGTTCGGTAACCGCCTCTGGATCTAGGAAGTTGTAGCAGATAAGAAGATCATTTGCGACGATATCAGTAGTTAGTGACTTCACCAAGGGCTGAGTTGCGCTGAGAGAGCCAGAAGTTTCCCTGTGAACCCAATCACCAAAACCTATTGGTTCTACTTCTAGTGATGTAATGGTATTTTCTGGCTTATTTGGAGCGACTACGTACCTAGGTTGGTGCGGAGCTACAACGGTATCAAGATCCTCGGAGAAGAGAGTAAGCTTTTTCTGCGCCACAAAAGGAACATCAGATTCCCTTAGATAAGAGAAATCATTGATGGGTATTCTTGGAATCTGATTCCAAATACCCTCAACCGCAATAATGTTTTTTATGTTTGGTTCGTTGACTACTTCCCCGGTTGCTGTATTGAAAGATACTTTTTGGCCACCCTCTAGATTTACGATACGCCTCTTTTGTGCGTCTGTTAACTGTTCATATTTTAGTTTATATTCAGCAGCCTTTCCTATTGGAGGAGTATACTCAAAAAATAGTCCCTCTCCTAAAGGGTGGTTTTTTCCAGTAACAAAGAATCTATCACGACCATAAATAGCTGCTATCTCTAGTTGCCGTTTTCTTTTCCTTATTTTTTTATCATACACGGAGGCAGTCGCGCCTATCTGCGCGGTGTATGTTTGTACTATTGCATCGGATGCGTTGTATCCATTTTTTGTAAGCTCGGCTATGTAACCAGAAACTTCGGTAAGGTGTGATGCTCTGTCGTCTTCAAACTGTTGTAAAACATCATCAAACTCATAGAAGTCTTTCACTCTCTGATTTTGTTCTGTATTTAGATTAGTTTTAAGATCAAATATAGTTCCTACAACAGTAGAAGAATCCTCTTCTGTAAATGATAGACCTCGTCCTCCTCTATTAGAATCGAATTGAAGAGTCCACATATCGGAAGATGTGGGGTAGGGGTATATGTCTGGAACTTCTCCGTCTCTTGAGTTGTAATACAGACCATCGTTGGACAGAACAAACTTTCCCCTGGAAGAAATAGGAGGTCCGAACTCTAAATCAAAAATTGGTTCTTGTTCGGTAATACCGGACAGCTGTGCTGTAAGAGTTTTTATGAGATTTTGGTTAGCAACGGAAGGTGCTATGATTTTATTTTGTATGAACTCTTTTTGGTTTTTTACTGCATTTCTAATTGCTTGTTGAGCTATTGGGGATAAACCATCTGTATCCAAAGAACTTAGATTGAGTACAGGTTCAAGAAGTTCTCCGGAAGCTCTTTTTTGAAGAACGTTTTCTATTTGTTTTTGAGTCTCATCGATCTCATCAATCTGGTTCTGTAGAATTGCAGCTTCTTGAACCAGAACATTTATCGACGATTGTGTGGAAGGGCTGATGTTTGGTCCTGAATTTCCGTAGTATGATTCGATTTCTTGAGATGCTTTGCCTACATCAGCCTCAGTATAATTTTCATTGGTTGTTCCAGGAACAAAAACTGGATTTCCGTTTGGGTTAGTGAACGACGAGTTCATTGCGGCTGCTCCGGTGGCAAACGCAAGTGCTGCTGAAGACTGGGCTTTTTTGTTCTCTTCTGAGTTTTTTTGTGCTGTGTTTGACGTTGTTACCTTTCCTGAGACTGGAGTAGATAACGTATTTGTTCCTTGCATTTTATTGATCTTAGCATTCTTACTTTCCTTCTCACTCATCTTCTTCTTTTTGTCTATACTCAAAGAATTGGAAAGACCCGTCAAAGAATTTGACGGCATCATACTAAGAGTTTTGTTTGAGAACATTGCCATGATATGTTATTTAGTCTTTATAGCGGTGGTTTAGTAGCTCCAGGTCCATTCATGACCCCGGCGTGAACGTGGTGTACTGCGCTTATTCCTCGTATTACTGAATCTCCTTGTCCAGCAACGGAATCAATGTTATTAGTTCTTATTTTTATTCCATCGGGAGTAATCTCTATGTAAGTTCCTCCACACTCTAATCGAATTGATTTTGGAGACTTTATTGTAATAGAACCTTGATGTGCTGTAATATCTATATTTCCTTCACCACAATTATCAATGGTAAAGTCTCCAGTACCATCCTGAATCATGTGTTCCATTTTACCTTCTTTGGAAGTAACTTCGATGTTTTTGCCAGCGTAGGAACAGATGGAATCGGGGTTTTCAGGGTCATCGCTCCTGATCATTATTTGGTTTTCGTTTTCATCTATTAGATGAATACGTTCACCTCCAGCGTCTGGTCGAGCGTCACTCAAAATTATTCGTTTATTTTGCGCTGATTTTAGTTTTATTTCATTTATCTCAACATCGCTTCTCTTGTCGGTCATGCTGAAGCAGTGACCTCCAGGATGTTTCAGAATAAATGAATCAGGTAAATCATTAGATCCGTATACGGCAGCGTGATCTGCGTTGGGCACTCCATAGCAGGTATGGACACCTTTTATATGATCTTCTCCGTCTTCTAGTACTTCTACACGAGTGAGTTGGTTGAATTGCGTGTCCCTATCTCCTCTGTAGTAAGGCTGTGTTTTCATGTCCTGTTGTACTTCTTGACCAGCTGTGTAGAGACATCCCATCCAGAAATATCTACTTGGAGGGTCTGCGTAAGGAACGCACCCTACTAAGACAGTTGCGCCAATTCCTGGGACAGCAAAAAACCCATAACCCGCTCCACCTATGGGGGACAGGTAATCGCACTGCTCCGGACCCTCAGGAAAGGCTGGACAATCGACTTCTATTCTTCCAGCGTGCTCGTCGTCCATGCATCTGGTTACAGTTCCTAGAGCAAAAAAAGAAACCTTCGGGCTGAAATCTAGAACTTCAGCTTGCTCGGGTCTGTAGTTGTCTTGTAAGTGTGGGTTATACGGCATTATTCTTCAGGTACTTCAAGTCCTCCAGCAACATTATTGAATTTTGTTGTTGGTTTTTTAAGTAGGTTTAGCGTTGTTATGTATCCATTAGATGGATCGATCTTATGTGAGAAACCTGTAATTCGATATAATCCAGAAACCCAGTGCGGGACTTCAGAGGCTAGTCTGGCATCGTAAACTCTAAGAACAACATTTCTTTCCAGAAACTCTACAGAAGGAATATCTATTTCAGGAATACCTAAAACATCTACTGTAACTTCCCAAGCGTTGCCTAACAAAGCTTCTTTAGTCCAGAAGCTATGATCCATCATTTTTCTCATGTCTTCTATTGTACTAAACTTAGTAAGTCTGCCTTGTGCGGTAGCAAAATCGATCTTTCTCTTGTTCATAGTGTTGAACGTGTCGAAGTTCATGGCTTGTGTAGAGAATTTACCGAAATTCGAAATTATTCCCTTCTTCTGTAATGCCAGACTTTGTGCGTCAAACCCATTTTCATTAGGGAATAAATTATCCATGAAACCATTAGAACTTACTAGGGAAGCTAGTATTCTAAGATCTTTTACGCTTTCTTCTCCGACAATTTTTGCTAAATCACTGTCTGTATAGTTATCAACAAATGCCGGGAAGAGTTGAAGTATGTCAACATCAATTACTCCGTCAGAACAAATTTGGTTTTTATCAACAACAACTTTGTTTCTCAATTTTATTGATTCATCAAGATCTTGTTTTAGTAAGTCTTGTTCTTGTCCGGTTGTTTCTATTACTCTAGAAGATAGTAGTTCTACTTGATCTTTTAAACCAGTGCTTAGAACTTTGTAGATCATCTGTTGTTGATTTTTCTCGGATGAGAAGTATCTTTCAATATCTGCAAAATATCTGCTTATGTACTGGCCTTGCGCGATACCTAGCAGGAATCTTAGTCCAGCATCAAACTTTATATTCATTACTGTGGAATCTTTGGTTCCATAATCAAGATAAATAACAGATTCAACACCCTCATTTTTATCTGTTATTTCGGGGAACGAATAAACTTTGTTTAGAGCAATTTTTGTATATTTATGAATATTAGAATCAGCTGTTGCTAGCGCAAGAGTTTTTCCATTATCAACAATATCAGTTTTCAATTCATCATCAATACCTGCTAACGGACCAGATTCCATTATTTCTTCTTGTTGCGCCTTTGTTAGCTGGCTAAAACTAAGGCTTGCAAATCTCATTTTTTGCGGAGTACCAACAATAAAGTTATTGAGATTACTTAGAAGTCCTTGTATTGTTTGGGTTATATTTGGTTTTATTCCTTCCGTTCCAAGGGATACGTAAACTTCTCTGTCTGGATCTCTTTTAATTTTAGGTTCTTCTGGGGGATCAAGAACAGGAGGATTGGCATTTGGTCTTGTTATTGCTTCTTCTTCTGGTGTTGTGAGTTCACCTCTTTGTCTCGTAACTTCTATTACTGCGTCACTCCAGATATTGTTCAGGTATTCCCACGTTTCGGCTAAAGGTTCAAGTCGTACTGTTGAAGTATTTATTGGGGTTGCGCCGTTGAAATAAGAGTCTAGCCATCCTGTATACTCTCCTATAGTATCTCCATAAGTATCGTCAGCTAGACTATACAAAACAAGTTCTCCTGTATTTACATCGTAAACAGGTATTTTAGCTGTATGTACATCGAAACCAAGATTATCTACGGTAGTGGAGTTTTGAATTCCAGTCCCTACAGGAATCTCAAAAGGACCAGAATGGTTTGGAGGAGGTATTGATACGTAACATGTAGGCAGAGACATTTTTGCCTGCTCTGATATATACTCCATATCTGGACGATCATTAGCAATATACTCATCTAAGAATATACTTAGTCTAAAATAATCATCTAAATCTTTAATTGAGAAAGTAAATCTCTTCTGATCTACATCGGACTGTGTAGTTGGTATGCTATTCTTTAGGTTTACAACACCAGGTTTCAACCAAATAGGAGCTTGTCCATTGTTTATAGCTTCTATCTTCTCTCCATAATTAAGTTGTTTTAATTTTCTTGGGTACTTTGTTGTATCTGGGTTATTGATAAGTCTTTCACCAGGAACGGCAATTTTTCCTCCTTTGCGATAGTTACCAAAAAAATCAGCAGCTACGTTTTCTGGAACGTCAGTATAACTGATTGGTTTTAGATCGGGATCATATACAAAAGGAACGCCGTCAACCTCAGGTGCTGCGGATAATAGATATGCTTGTCGTACATTTAACTCAGAAATATTTGGTCTGTAAAGATAATATACTTGATTGTTAAGTTCCCCCGTACCTTCTATATCAAAAAACAGGACAGGGTCACGAGACTCCATATCAGCAGCTAAAGTATTGTAACCTACTGTAGGGTTTGGGCATTGTAGGTTTCCTGGAGCAAGAGGATATCCTTGATCTGCATTTTTTGTTCCCTCGTAGTTTATAGCATAATTGGTTATATCCCTATCAAAAGTTACTTTTACGTATCCTTTGTATTCATTGCTTCCGAGTTTGGTTCTTGGAAGTCTAGACTCTTTTACAGCATAGTTTTTTGTCTCTTCACAGTAATATATTCTACCGTCTCCGTAATATCGATCATCTGTATATGCTATTGCACTAGTTTCGATGTTTACAATATTAGCAATAATCTGCTCCCCTCTATCATCATCGAAAGGTGCTGTAGATTCAAGACCCATAGGCCAAAAACCTAAGAAACCATTTCGTTTTTCATTAAGCGGAACAGGAAGATCTCCTTTTTCTGGTTCATATAAGTTTACAGTAAGATTTAAATCTTCTTGTGTTAAAACTCTTGTTTTTGTGTATGTACCAGAAGGGACACCTATCTGTTCTAAAGCTTCAAGTTGTTCGGTGGAGAGTCTTCCCGGTGTTCCGGCTGTTTGAAGGTCAATAAGAGTTGATTTGAATGTAAGACCGATTTCTTCAAAACATGTTTTATATGCTTGAAGAAGTATAGATTCGGTTATTCCTCCTGTTTGTTCGGTCTTCCACTCAGCTTGAGTAACCAGTTGAGCATTTAGACTGCTATCAATATTATTTCTTTGTTCTTCAGTTAGGCTATCGTACCATTCTTGAGCACTTTTTCTATTTTTGTTGTCTTCATTTTCTTCGTTTCCTGAGGTGCTGGTACCGGAACGTAGAGCCATTGCTTTTGCTACGCCAAAAACTTTAGTGTCAAGTATCTCACCAAACGAAGAATCGTTCTGCCCTTCTGGCGTAGAGTATATTTGGCATACAGGAACTGTGTCTGGGTATATTGAAATATATCCAGTAATAATCTCTTGGATTATTTGCCCAGGTTTTTTATATGAACCATCCTGGTTTAATGCTGAGATTCTATACGTGTGTTGCCTGTCGGTAAATGTCTGTGATGTTTTGGTAAAATTTAAAAGATCAATAAGTGTTAGTTCTACTACCTTATCTTGATTTGAATTTATCAGATATTTTATATCAGCAAGTTTTGTTTTGTGTATTTTTGATAGCCCAGATTTTTCCGTATTCCCGTAACCCCACCTAAGATAGATGTCTGGCATAGCGGCTTCTGATTCCCTGCCCAAAGAAGCGTATTCTATTGAAGCCTGTCCTGTAGCATCTTCTAAGGTTTTTTGTCTTTTGGAGGCATCTACCCAGCTATTTATAACTCCCTGTTCTTCAGGATAAATCGAGTCATAAAAAGACATGAAGGCTTCTTCTATCTCAGTAGTAGGGTTTAGAAGTTTTATTTTGTATAGTTGCGCGTCTGCACCTTCTTTGCATTCGTATGCAAAACTTTCCAGACATTTGTTTATTCCTAGAGGATCCGATCTACCAAGAAAACTTTCGCTAGAAGCAAGCTCTGAGTCCTCCCCTGCCACCAATAGATCTTCTCTGCTGAACGATACATATACAGCTACTACAGAATTACCGTTATAAGCACCGGTTTCTGTAGTTAACGGGGATTTTTTCTCATTACGTCGAGCTTCTGGCATTATATTTGTGGTATAAGAATTTGCTTCCCTGCTTTTAGGTCTTCTTCATAATCAAAAACTAGATTAGCTTCAACAATCAACCACCACAATAGCTCAGTACCATACGCAGCAAATGAAAGTAGATCAGGACGACCTTCCATATTATTGGGTACTATAGCTATTTTAGAGTTTGTTGAGTCAAAAACATTATTGATAAATTTTCTGTATTGAGAGGAACTTCCTATATCTGTTATAGTTTTTCCTCTATGTGAAATTATATTTCCTCGAAATATTTTTCCTCTATCGTTTGAAAATGCCATGATTTTATAGGTTTCTAGTTGAAATTGGTATTAAACTCTCTTTAGTATTGGTTCCGTCGTGAGTTGGGAATATGTAGCTTCTATCGTCTGGATGTGTGTGAAAATCCAAAATATTATCCCACCCAGGCAGTACTCCAGAAACTTTAGGATCCCCGTGAAGATTTCCGTGTACAGCCCTCATCTCTTCCATTGAAAGTGATATTTTAAGTCTTTGGGGATACAAAGATTTTGTGTCGTATCCGGCGTTTTCTTCAGTAGTTATTTGGTAATCCGTAACTACGCAAGGAACGAAGTCGTACATAGCCCCCCATTTCAATTCAACAATTGGTGGTCCTTTTACGGGCGTTTGGTGTGTTGATATTACGGTATTTCTAACGTGATTGATTGCATATTGAAGCAACGAGCTTATGTACTTCCATTTTTTTCCTGTTCTCATTAAATGTACAAGAAAAGCATTGAAAATAGATTCAGGGTTTCCTGGCACTGGACCAAATGGACCTTCTGATCCATCTGATAATCTGTCCGATAATTCGTTTCTCAGATCCACAAAAGTTTTTGTATAACTTTTTAGCTCACTAAGACCTTGTAGTGTGTATGCGGGAGCTTCCGGTTTTTGAAGATTAGGAGTATGAAAACTTTTCTGGCTCAAGTCGCGTGATAATATGTAATCCAAATATCTAGAAAGTTCTGTAAACTCCATATGAAACTCAGGATCCTTTCCAAAAATCCTTAGTAGTTCTTTTGTTGGAATCATTGAAGCTAAGTGAATAAGAGTATAGTGAAATTCTACTTTGAATTTTCTAGCTTCACTTCCGGTGTAAAGTCTTACTGGTTCATTTCTAAGAAATATTTTCTTTGAAGCATAGTTGGCTTTACGGGATTCTGATATTGTAGGGTTTTCAGTAAAAGGTAGCCATCTAATAGTCTCCACAGGAACTTCTCCATAAGGAGCGTATCTGAATCTCAAACCAGCTCTTTTTTCGATGGCTTGATTTATCTGCATTCGCTGTATATCTTGTTTTGTTTGTTTTAGTGACATATTATCCTCTTACAGAAAGTGGTAGTTCTGGTAGTGTGACATTAAAGTTTGTTGCTGCTTCGCGAGTAGCGTCAATACCCTTTTCCCTAGCTGAGTTTCCATCTTGTGTTAATGCGATAAGTTTATTGACTCCTAGGATTTGTTCGTTTAGTCTTTCTACTATAGCTGCTTCTGGACCTCTACTTGTAGGTCTTTCTCTAGCTTCCCTATTTAGCTGTTCAATACTTTTTGTGGCTTCGGCTGTTTCTTGTTGAACTTGTAAGGATTTTTGTCCTTGCTCGTAGCTCATTTCCTCAAAGGTCAACATATCTTGTCTGTACCTTTCTTCCCTAGAAGCATTTTTGTCTGGTTTACTGGCTTTTTTCGCTTCTTCTTTGGCTTCTTGTCCTGCTTTACTTACATCTCTTGCTGCGAGAGCTGCATCAACTGCAAGAGAAGCGGCTGTTCCAACGCCAGGTATCGTGCTTAATAGTCCAGAGGCGGCTTCGCCCATCGCACCTTTCCAGTCACCTTTCATTGCCCTAGCAGCAGCAAAACCAAGTCCGGCTACAGCGCCAACTACCGGAATTTTTTTAAGGAAACTTTTGAAGATTGTTTTTCCTGCTGCCTTCGCTCCAGCTCTAGCGGCAGCTTTACCCGCGACCTTTTTGACAGGGCTTAGTTTGCTAAAACCTTTTAATAATTTTCCACCCAACCATTTCAAACTATTTTTTATTATACCAAAACCTCTTTTTAAAAGGCCTCCTACTTTTCCTATACCACCTCCAATTTTTCTAAAACCTCCGCTAAGAATATTACCGATTCCGCCGATACCCATAAAAGCCAGCATTGACCCTAAAAGACCAAGTACGGCAGTTCCCCAAGGACCAATCCAATCAGCTACTGCGGCTATCCCCTTCGCAGCGTTTTCAGCGGCCACTAAACCAAGTGATTGAGTGGCATAGGTAGCGTTTTGATACGCTTGGTCAATAGATATTTTCCCAACGTCAGCCGCCAGTTGTTCTGTATTTGTTTTGTGTAGATCGTTGAGTGTTGTTCCTATCTGCCTCTGTAGATAGAAATCTTGTCTCGAAAGGCCAAATTGTTTTTCGAAAGCTTGTAAAGTGTACTGGCTTCCTGCTTGTCCTCCAGGATCAAGCTGTTGAATTGCTCCTAAAAGCTGTTCAAACTTAACAGCCATCTCATCTAGAGATTCTTCTCCAGTAAATGTAACACCTAATCTAGCAGCTTTCTGGAATCCTTCAGTTCCAGTAAGGAATGATGTAACAAACTTGGAGGCTACTTGTTGTAGCTCAGAATTACCCTGACTCATCATAGCCGCGATCTTCTGAGCGTTTTCAGCTGCTTTCGGACCAAGTTCTACTGATGTTCCGATTAGAGCATCTTTCATGCTGGCGATAGCATCTACCAAGCCACTAATTGAATCCTTATTAGCTGCCGCTGTGCTTATTAAAGTATCGACCAGTTTAGCTGAGGAGTCACTTGAGGAACCAAGTCCTTGTGTGTTGAACCTCATGAGCTTCATGGCTTGTTTGTTGTCCAAACCTAAAACTTTCATTTGCGCTGAAAGTCTTAGCGCTCCATCCGAAAATTGTGAGATTCCTAGTTCAGTT